TATTCTTGTATTGCAAGTAGACCTGCGTACTCTCCCTGAGATCCTGCATTTGGTTGCAATGATACATCAGCGAATCCAGTGATGTTACATAACCACTCTCGAAGATCATCCATAATTCTTTGATATCCAAAAGTTTGATCTTTTGGGGCAAAAGGATGTATATTTGCAAACTCATTCCAACTTACTGGCATCAACTCTGCTGCTGCGTTTAATTTCATCGTGCAACTACCAAGAGGTATCATTCCATTTACTAGTGAAAAATCTTTTGATACTAACTCATGAATATATCTCATCATATTAGTTTCACTTTGATACTTTGTAAATACTTCTTGCTGCAACCATTGACCTGTTCTCAAAGGTGTTTGTATCCACACATACTTCTCACAGGCATCAATTACATTCAGAATTGTATTAGGATGAGCTTTGAAATTTATTTGTGTTTTTAAAATATCATTAATTTCATGAACTGTAGTAATTTCATCTATAGATAGAGTAACCCATCCATCTTCATACCTAACATTAAATTTTTCATCTAACCACGTATAATCCAATTTGTCACATTCGAATCGAACAGTATCAAAACCTTCACAATCATCAACTTTTTTACCACACCATTTCAATGCTGTTAATAACGTTTGTCTATATCTTAATACTCTGGTTGCTATTTTCTTCAGACCTTCCGCACCGT